AAAGTTGCCGTATATAGAAAAGCAGCACGTGATGCTAACAATGCTCATGAAGCTTTACTAAATTCTCTTACTACGGTTGAAGAAGTTATAGCATTTGATCCGGATTGGACTAAAGAATTTTTTGCAAATAATCCGATTGATTTCTGATCATCATTAGGAATTATAAATACCCTTAGGAAACTAGGGGTATTTTTTTATGGCTCAACCTTCTAGCAGGTCCGAGCTAAGGGACTATTGTTTAAGACAATTAGGGTTCCCAGTTCTAGAGATCAATATAGATGACGATCAAGTTGACGATGCTATTGATGATGCATTGCAATATTATCGTGAGCGTCACTATGATGGTGTTGAAAGAATGTACCTCAAGCACCAGTTTACTGACGATGATATAACAAGGTTTACATCGGAAGATGAAACAGTTTCTACTGCTGCTCCAGATGCAGCAACTTGGGAAAACAGAAAAAATTACTTAGAAGTTCCTGATCATATATTTGGTATCAGTAAAGTATATGGTATCAGTTCAAACTTTGTAAGAAATAATATGTTTGGTATGAGCAACCAGTATTATTTGATGGATTTGTTTTCAAATGCATCAGGTACAGGTCTTGCTTTTGGTGGTTTTGATATGGTCAACTACTACATGATAAAGCAACACTTTGAAAATATTGATATGATTATCAATACTGGTTCATTGATTTCATATAGATTTAATTGCAGACAAGATCGTTTGTATATTGACATTGATCCAAAAAGAGTTATGAAAGACGAGTGGGTACTTATTGATTGTTTTAGAGCACTTGATCCAGAAACTTTTACTCAAGTGTATAATGATCCGTTTATTAAAAAATATTCTACTGCATTAATTAAAAGACAGTGGGGTCAGAACCTTATTAAATTTAACGGCATTCAGCTTCCAGGTGGTGTCAGCATGAATGGTAGGCAACTATATGATGATGCAGAAAAAGAAATTGCTGCTTTAATGGAAAAATCCAGCAGTACATATGAACTTCCACCAATGGATATGATCGGATGAAAAAGGTATACTTCCCACAATACGGTGGTAATAAAACCGAACAAAATCTTGTACAAGATTTAGTAGACGAGCAAATTAAATTGTTCGGTGCTGATGTTTATTACGTTCCTAGGGTTCAAATTAAAGATAAAACTTTAGGAGAAGTTATTCAATCAGAATTCAATCAAAGTTATATGATTGAAATGATGCTAGTTAATGTTGAAGGATTTGGAGCAGGCAATGAATTTGTTAGTAAGTTTGGTTTAAGAATTACTGACGAAATTACATTTGTTGTTTCTAGAAGAAGGTGGGAACAGTCTGCAAATCCTGCAATGAATTTAGCAGTAGATGGTAGACCGAACGAAGGAGACCTCATATATTTTCCATTAACAGAAGATACTTACGAGATCAAATATGTTGAAAGAGAACAACCATTCTTCCAATTGGGCAAACAGTATTTTTATGTTCTTACTGCTGAACTCTACGAGCAAGGAGCAGACAAGTTTGACACAGGGATTGAAGAAATTGACGATATTGAAAGAGATTTCAGTAACATCACAACCCTTAATCTTGGTATTACTACCAGACAGCAAGCAACTGGAACAGTTACCGTTGATTCTAGCGGCAGTATATCTGGAGCAAATGTAACTCTTGCAGGAACTGGTTACAATACAGCACCCTCTGTAAGTATTACTGGTGGAGGAGGGACAGGTGGTATTGTTGAGTCTACTATTGAAGATGGTGGTGTAGTGTCACTATCAATCGTTAATGGAGGAACTGGATATAATCCTGCAAACCCACCTACCATATCTATTGATGCTCCACCAGAAGCAGTTCAATTTATTAAAGATGAGCATGTTGTTATCGGAGGAATGGTACAACAAAGTGGTAGTAGAACTTGGACTTCATCCAATAGTGTAATTGAAGTAACTGCTCTTGGTGGTTTTGATCCGAACTATGCAACTACCACTCAGAAAAAATATTACTATTGGAAATTTGAAGATAGTAGAATCTCTTACGTTTACACATTTAATGGTACAGATGTAACAACCGTACCAGGACATTTTTATTACGACTCAACCAATCTTAAATATGTAATTAATGCTTATACAGATACTACTACCAGTGGTCAAAGAGCACAGATGTTTGATTTAGATAGCGCGACAATTGCTGAAGTTGCAGATTGGAACGGAGTTGACTATACCTTAGAGGTAATGAATCGTACTGGTAATTTCTTAGATGGAGATCTCATTAGAGGTGTTGAGTCTAATGCGATATATACACTAGGAACATTCTCAACAATTGATAACACAAGCACTGAGTTTGATCAGAATCAATCAATTGAAGATGGTGCGGATAATATTATTGATTGGGGTGAAAGAAACCCATTCGGTGAGTTTGGTAATTTTACAGGTAGCTTCTAATGTTAGGAACACAATTTTATAACGAAGCGGTTAGAAAAACCGTAATCGCTTTTGGAACATTATTCAATAATATTGAATTGAAAAAAACTGTTGATGGTCAGGTATTAGAAACTGAAAAAGTTCCTCTTGCTTATGGTCCTAAGCAGAAATTTCTTTATAGACTTCAAGGAAATGCTTCTGATGGTAGGAAGGTAGCAATCACTCTACCAAGAATTTATTTTGAAATGACTGGTATTGATTATGATGGTGCAAGAAAAACAGCAGCTACTCAAAAATATAAAACTGTTATTGATGACAACGGAAACGAAGTAAGAACTCAGTATGTCCCTGTTCCATATAATCTAAGTTTTGAAGTTGGTATTATTGCAAAGTCTCAAGACGACGGTCTTCAAATTTTAGAACAGATTTTACCTTTTTTCCAACCATCTCTTAACGTAAGTATTAAATTTATTCCAGACATGGATGAAGTTAGAGATGTCGCTTTCGTTCTCAACAGTGTAAATGTTGATGATGATTGGGAAGACGACTTTACTACAAGAAGATCTATTACATATACGTTATCATTTACTGCGAAGTCTTACATCTATGGTCCCTACACCAAGGCAGATGTTATTCGTAAGGCACGTGTCATTGAGACTATTGGAGATCTTAATGTTAACAAGAGACACGTTGAATTGTCATACACTCCTAAAGCAAAAGTTGATTATAATCAAGATGGACAAGTTGATGCTGCTGATGATCAATTTGTAGTCTCCACAGATGACTTTGGATTTAATGAAGGGATGGAATTCTTATGAGTAATCTAGAAGAAAATATGGAAGATGTCCTCAACATTAGTGCTGAACCTGTTGAGGAATCAAAACCATGCAAACCACAACCACCTAAGGTTGATGAGGATGATCGGGAAAAAGATTACCGATATACCAGAGGAGAACTTTACTCACTCATAGATCAGGGTCAGGAGGCGGTCAGAGGTGCGTTAGAGGTTGCTCAGGAAAGTGGGCACCCAAGAGCGTATGAAGTTGCTGTAGCGGCAATGAAGCATGTCTCAGACATGACAGAGAAACTTCAAGATCTTCACAAGAAAATGAAAGACTTAGATGAAGATAAAAAAGGACCATCTAAAGTTACCAACAATGCTATGTTTGTAGGTTCTACAGCAGAACTACAAAAGATGCTTAAAGAAATGGGCGGTGGAAAAAGGTAGATAAATACTAGTACTAGAACAATTATTATGATGGGAGATGATTATGATTTTATGGAGGGTATTGATGCTTTCCCTGCATACATCTATAAAACAAATTTTGATTTTAAATTCAATTCTTTTAAAGAAAAAGTAGATGAATATTTAAAAGATTCTAAAATACTATCTACAAAGCATAATTGGAATGATCCCGAAAATGGTGATGCAATTACCGGAGTTCATTTTAATAATGTTCATGATACTTGGGATGTTCCACATAACTGGGATGAGTTTCATAAATTTAATGAATATTTAAAATTTGTAGTTCCATTTTTAATGAATACATGGTTTCACGCACCTCCATGTAATATGTCAGTTAATGAATCTTGGATTAATGTGCATCGTAAAGGTGGTTTTACTGAGGCACACCATCATCAAAATGCAACTATTGCTGTAGCAGCATACTTAGAAGTTCCGGAAGGTAGTGGAAATCTTTTAATTGAGAATCCATTAAAACCTTATAAGTGTTCGGAACCTCTTGCAAATATAAATCTTTTATGGGGTCCAATTGAAGTAGAAACAAATGATGTTTTATTTTTTCCTGGTTGGTTAACTCACAAAACAGAAAAAAATCCAACAGACAATCCTAGATATGTACTGTCAACAAATTTAACACATCTACCTAATTACGAGGGTTTAGATGATTGGAATTATGTTGGAAGAAATAAATAAACATAACTGTTGGAATCTCATGAAATCATATAAAGAGATTAAAGATCTTTCAGAATCTGCATGGACAAAAAAATCTGGTCAAAATAAAGAAGGCGGTCTTAATGAAAAAGGAAGAAAGTCTTATGAACGTGAAAATCCTGGTTCTGATTTAAAAGCTCCATCAAAAAAGAAAGGAAATAAAAGACGTGCATCATTCTGTGCAAGAATGAAAGGCATGAAAAAGAAACTAACCAGTAAGAAAACGTCACGAGATCCTGACAGTAGGATTAATAAAAGTTTGAGAGCGTGGAATTGCTGAGTAAATCACTATAATTATTTGTATAACTTGTGCTATGACGATGAGATTAAATGCCTGCGACATCTACCGTTTAGAAAAAGCATGTAAAATGTATCAAGAACAAACTGGTTCGGAATACATGTGGGATCAATATGAAAATTTAATTGAAAAAATACATTACTATAAAGAAGAATATTGTCCTGATCAAACTTGCGAAGTCATGAACTCATAACAAATGGTGAGTATAATCACGCACATATATTATAGATAGTTGAGTTGCATAATGTCTAAAACTTACGTAACTAAACAAGAGTGTCAGGAGATGATTGATGACGCAATTCGTAAGCACAACCGTAATGCTGGACTTATTTCTATGTGTGTGGGTTGGGTTGTTCTCGCTCTTTTTGCTGAAGGTCTCCTCAGGCTCATAGGAATTATTCCTCCACTATTACCTTGGTTAAAAATTAGTTTATAACAATTATGAAATTTATTATTAGTTTTCTTTTTACGCTTTTTATTGCTGCTCCAGTGTGGGCAGTAGATGTCTCAATGGGTGCTGGTGGCAATCTAGTATTTGAACCTAATGAGATCACAATCTCTGCAGGTGACACAGTTCATTTTGTCAATGAAGCACTACCTCCTCACAATATTATTGTTGAGGCACGTCCAGATCTTTCTAGAGAAGCACTACTGTTTGCTCCAGGAGAATCACAAGATGTTGTGTTTGCTGACGCAGGAGATTATAACTTTTTCTGTGGTCCTCATCAAGGCGCTGGTATGACCGGCGTTGTACATGTAAATTGAGTTAATTAAATGAAAATTGGAATGATTGGTTTGGGTCGTACTGGTGAAGGTATGGCTCGCCGTATGATTGAAAAAGGAATTGAAGTTTGGGGTTACAGTAGTACAAACTATGAGAATGCCTGTGGACAATATGAAGCAGGATACATTAGTGGATGTGTAACTTCAATAGAGTATCTTGTCCAAGCAGTTAAATCTGATAATAAAAAATTTACCAGTGCTGGTAGAGTTCCTGGTATCTTTCAGATGACATGTCCAGAGCAAAAAGCGGAAGACACTCTAGATGAGTTGCTACCATTGCTTGAGGAGGGTGATATTGTTATTGATTACAGCACCAGTGATATTTCAAAATGTCAGGAACTTCAAATGTATTGTAGTAAGTTAGGTATCTCATACATCTTCTCTGGAGTATATGGAGCACCCCATGCTGTAAATGTATGCTCTAAAATTTTCCAATCGCTATCACCAGGTAATGCCACACGAGTTT